CAGGCGTGTAAAGACATTCGCAGGGCAATTGAAAGAGAATGCTACGCCGCAGCGTACATAATAGTTAGTGAAGCACTCGCACAGATCGCTGCAACGGAGCAGAAATGAAAACCACTAAGTTCGTCGCCATGGGCGACCAGCCGGAGATTATTTCGGTGTCCGTTACGCTTATCGAGTCGCAAGAAATTTCTATCCGTGGCAAGCTTACGAAGGACGCCATAGAAGGTATTGTCATCGCACTTCGCGTAGCTGCTCGGGACAAAGGCGCCGAGGTGATAGTACATAGTGACACGCCGATCGACGGCACCTCATGCAGCCTAGCCGTTGCAATGGCCGCGTATGCGGAGCTAGAAGGAATAACGCTTTCCGACGACAAGGTTTACTCCGGCTCGGTATTTTTTGACGGAACCGTAGCCAAGCCCGGAGACGCACTTGCGAAACGCAAGTTCGTCGAATCTCTTGGATATACATTCGTACAAGGAGGTTTCGCAAGTTCGTAGAATCTACAACGCCGGGGCGGCTACGCAAGAGACACTAGCCGTGAAATACGGGGTTAGCCAACGGGCCGTAAGCCTTATTGTTAGGAACGAAACATACAAGGATGTTATATGATTCCTGTTTTCATAGACATGGAGACCTTTTGGTCGGCGACACATAGCCTGACCAAGATGAACCCGATCGAGTACGTCATGTCCGACGAGACTGAAATCATCTCGTGCGCTATCAAGCAAGGTGGCAACGAGACGCGGGTCTTCGTCGGGCAGGACGAGATTCACATGGCCCTGTCATCCATCGACTGGGACAACTCCATGGCGATCGCACACAACATGTCCGGGTTCGACGCGATGATTCTCGCGTGGCGGTTCGGCATCAGTCCGAAGGCTTGGGGGTGCACGCTGGCCATGTCCCGTCCGCTACACCAGAAAAGCGTCGGCGGAAGTCTGAAGGCCCTTGTCGAACACTACTCGCTTGGTGTCAAGGACAACACCGTCTTGATGAACACCAAGGGGCGGCACCTAAAGGACTTCACCTCCGACGAAATCGCCGCCATGCGGGTGTACAACAAGGCCGATACCGACCAGTGCGCGATGCTGTTCAACATCTTCAAGCCGCAGACTTCCGCCAAGGAGATGTGGCTTATCGACGCAACCATCAGGATGCTGGTTGAGCCGCAGTTCGACGTGGATGAAGCGCTGCTTCGCAAAACGCTGAAGGACGAAGGCGCCCGCAAGCAGAAGATGCTGGTCGATCTCGCCACGATGACTGGTGCCTACGAGCCGGGCATGACGGACGGGGAAGCCGCTGACGCTGTGTGCAAGACCCTTGGTTCCGCTGCCAAGTTCGGAGCGCTGCTTCGTGATCTTGAAGTCGATGTCCCGATGAAGGTAAGCCCGACCACCGGCAAGCCGGCACCTGCGTTGGCCAAGACCGACGAGGCGTTCATCGCACTGACCAAGCACGAGGACCCTGTTGTCGCCGCCGCGGCAAACGCTCGCCTTGGTGTGAAATCAACGCTCCTTGAGACCCGCATCGACCAGTTCCTGAAGGCTTCCGAGGCTACCGGCGGCAAGCTCCCGATCCCGCTGACGTACTACGGGGCCCACACTGGCCGCTGGTCAGGCTGGGGGTACAACCCGCAGAACCTTCCGCGTATAAGTGGCAAGCCCTCCGACGCGCTGCGCAACAGCCTCAAGGCCCCTCCGGGGTACAAGATCGTGGTGTCTGATCTGTCCGGTATCGAGCTGCGTGTGAACCACTTCCTGTGGAAAGTCGCCAGTAGCATGACGCTGTACAACGCGGACCCGGAGAAGGCCGATCTGTACAAGGACTTCGCATCGATGCTGTACGGTGTGGATGTCCCCGACGTGACGAAAGCGCAGCGACAGATCGGCAAGATCGCGCACCTTGGCCTTGGTTTCAGCGCCGGCGCGGCTACGTTCGTTCGTATCGCCAAGATCATGGGCGGAGTGGACATAACGCTCGAAGAGGCGAAGGACATCGTGTTCAGGTGGCGCACCGCGTACAGTGAAATCTCGCAAGGGTGGAAAGACTGCGACCGCGCACTCGGGTTCATCAACGAGGAAAGCGAAGTCGAGATCGATCCGTGGGGCCTTTGCAAGACTGTCTCTGGGGGAATTCTTCTTCCGTCCGGGCGCAGCATCTTGTACCCGAAGTTGCGCAGAACAACGCACGACGGCAAGGCGGTGTGGAAGTGCGGCGAAGGCCGGAACGAAATCTTCCTGTCCGGTGGAAAAGTCGACGAAAACATCGTGCAAGCTATTGCGCGTGATGTAATCTCCGATCAGATGATTGAAATTTTTAAACGTACTGGACTTAGACCAGCGTTGATAGTTCACGACGAAGTGTGTATGATAGTTCGTGAGCATAACGCTGATAGTGTACTGAATACCATGAATGACGTTATGCGTACCCCGCCTAAGTGGTGGCCCGAGTTGAAGCTATGGTCTGAAGGTTCGATAGGAGCCACGTATGGGGAAGCGAAATAGTAAAAGATTTGATCTCGGAGCCGCCACGCGCACACACGGAATGGCTAACTCACGCCTTACTGGGTATAAGTACCGTAGCTACGGTATTTGGCAAGCGATGAAGGATCGTTGTAGTAACGCTAATCGAGCGGACTACCATTGCTACGGGGGTAAGGGAATAACCGTGTGTGATCGGTGGTTGAAGTTCGAGAATTTTCTGCTCGATATGGGGGAGCCCCTTCCCGGAATGACGTTGGAACGGGTAGACAAAGACGCCGGGTACTCTCCTGACAACTGCGTATGGGCAGATAGAAAAACTCAAGCAGCAAACACATCGAGAAACGTTACCGTGGTTGTAAATGGGGTGCGTAGGTTGGCTAAAGACGTAGCTTTAGATAACGGTATTTCTTTGTTCGCGTATAGAGCTAGACGCTACAACTATGGATGGTCCGTAGAAGAAGCTTGTGGTTTAACTGAAAGGAACGGAAAATGAGCATCCTAGATAAAGCAGCAGTGATCATCCACGGTGACCGTGAACAGACGTACGGCAAGCCGGGCAAGAACCTGAACAACATCGCACAGCAGTGGCGGTTGTTCCTACTGCAGAAGTACGGAGTAGACGTAGAGCTCGACGCGGAGGACGTATGCTGGATGATGTCCGACCTCAAGAAGGTACGCCAGATGAACCAACGCAAGGAAGACAACCTTGTTGATGCCGCCGGGTACATCGGTCTGATCGGCAGGTTAGAAGAATGAAAATGCCACCGTGGTCATACTCCTCGTTGACTGCGTTCGAGACCTGCCCCAGACAGTACCAAGAACTGCGCGTGCTGAAGAACTACGCGCAAGGCGATACCGAGGCTACTATCTGGGGCAAGGAAGTTCACGGCGATCTGGAGTTCCGCATCAAGGACGGCACCCCGCTACCGGAGCGCTCGGCCAAGTGGGAACCGGTTGCCGCCAAGGTGGCCTCGCTGAAGGACAGCGGGTACACGGTTCTCACCGAACAGCAGTTCACGATCGACCGCGAGTTCAACATGACCGGGTGGACGAGTCCTACAGCGTGGGCCCGGTGCATCATAGATGCCGCTGCGATCAATCCGGACAAGGCTGTACTGCTCGACTGGAAGACAGGAAAGCGCAAACCGAGTACGCAGTTGATGATGTCCGCCGGCCTCGTTATGCACCACTACGGGGTCAAGGTCGTCGACACCGGGTTCGTGTGGCTGAAGGACGGAAAGATCGACAAGGAACGTTTCACGAGGGAGCAGCTTCCGGAGATTTGGAACGAGTTCCTGCCGCGCGTGAGACGCCTTGAGCTTGCATACGAAACTGATACGTGGCCGGTACGTCCGTCTGGCCTCTGCAATGGGTGGTGCCCGGTTAAAACGTGCAAATTCTGGAAGGAGAAAAAGAAATGAACAACATCTACTCGTTTTACACCGACAAGGAACTCGTGTCCTTGGCACTCAACGCAGCGCGGACTCCTCTTGAGCTGGAGCTTACAAAGCGTCTTGAGGCACTGCTCCCCAAACCGCTGTCCGAACTGTACGATACGTACGAAGAGGACCTCGCCAAGAAGGCTGGTGCATGACTACTCCGGAGAACAAGGTCAAGGAGAAGGTCAAGAAGGTGCTCAAGGCGCACGGGGCGTATTGGCACATGCCGGTTCAAAACGGCATGGGAGCACCTTCGCTGGACTTTGTCGGCTGCCACTTCGGCAGGTACTACGCCATCGAGACTAAAGCCGGCAACAAGCAGCCAACACCGCGGCAAAAGCTTACAATAGCAGCTATTGAATCCGCCGGAGGTAAGACGTTCGTAGTGAACGAGGTAAGCGGACTAAAAGAACTTGAGGAGTGGTTGCAGCATGGCTAGAGCAGGATTGTTAATCCCTTATGTGGTGCGCTCAACTATTGCAAGTTACACCAACGAGCGTTTTTTGTCGCTTCGCCGAATGGGGCTAACACTAGAACATATAGGGCGGCGAAACGGCGTTACCCGCGAAATGGCGCGTAGTCGGATTTATAAAGCGCAACATAAGCGCAACGTGGACTACGAACGAGCACGGATTCAGTATAAAAAAGACCTTACGTACTTGGCACTGCACTGGATTGACCTATCGGAGATAGCCAATGGCTGACGAAATAGACCGCGCCAACGAAGAGACAGGTGTTGGAGAGCTTGAATTGTGGCTTAACACGTAAATGAGTGAAAAACCTGACCTGAAAACGTTGGAGCGTCGATACGCGCTACATCGCATGTTTGTTCCTGTACGGCTTATTGCGGCCAAAGAACGTTGCAGCGAGCAGCAGGTGTATGTATCCATAAGGAAAGCAATCCACCTACAGGCTGCGCACGACAACGCAGAGGAGGCGGTGTTTCACCTATGCCTAGACAAACTGCGTACCGCGCCTTTTTCTCTGGAGGGTATTGCGAATGGATGACGCCGACCGCGCCGACGACAGCATCGAGATGATGCTCCGTACCAAGATTGCGGAGTCCGCTTCCTTCAAACCGAAGTACCCGCCGATGGGGAAATGCTACAATTGCGACGAACCATTGGCAGACGGGCACCGCTGGTGCGATGCTCTCTGTCAGGAAGACCACCTACGACGCGAAGCAAGGAGAGCGTGATGCCGAAATCAAGCAAAGCCAAGCTGGCCTACATGGCCGAGTATCAGAAGAAGCCCGAGAACGTCGATAAGCGTGTGGAGCGAAACAACGCGCGGCGCGCGGCGATTCGTGAGGGCCGAGCCTCGGTCGGTGATGGCACGCAGGTGGACCACAAGGTCCCGCTGGACAAAGGAGGGTCGAATGCCAAATCGAATCAGCGCGTCGTACCTCGGTCTGAGAACGCTGCATGGCGTAGTAAACACCCAGACATGTATGGACGCAATGGAAAGAAATAAGGTAGAGGTCTCCCGCGCGGGGGCCCTTATCTGCGTGACACACTCACGTTCGTATCTCGAATCAGAGAAGCATTGGTTCTTGCGCGCGGACGATGCAGTAGCGTATATTGTCTCCCTGCAGTTGGATAACAGCCCTGTCGAGGGCGCCAAAGAAGCACTGAAACGACTGGAGTAAACCATGCTGATCGCGACCAAGTCGCGGCAGGTGGTGCTGAACCTGAAGAACCCGGCGCGGGTCACGAACGTGATTCCCACCGCTAGGACCATCAACTACAAAGGCACGCCCCTTGTAGCGGTTCCGCATCGCTTGGACGAGACAAAAGTGCTGAGGAACCTTGGGTTCAAGGTGCCTTCGCCGGTAACCAAATACTACAGTTACCCCGGAAAGTTCACGCCGTATCAACACCAGTACCCTACGGTGGACTTTCTCGTATCGAACCCACGGGCGTTCGTGCTGAACGACATGGGGACTTGCAAGACGCTGTCCTGCCTGTGGGCGTACGACTACCTGCGAGACCAAGGGCTCGCCGGAAAGCTTCTGGTTGCCGCCCCGCTGTCGACGCTGGAGCATACGTGGGGCAACGAAATCTGGCACAACCTGCCGCACCTGACGTTCGCAGTGCTGCACGGCAGCCGCAAGAAGCGTCTCGACCTACTGTCCGAGGACGTGGACATCTACATCGTCAACCACGACGGTCTGGACGTCATCAAGGAGCAACTGGCACACCGGATGGACATCACGCACGTTATCATCGACGAGATCGCCGTGTACCGCAATCGGCAGACCGACAAGTGGGACGTGCTGAACAAGGTCATCAACGGGGACATCAAGCGCGATGCGTGGGGCCTCACCGGCACGCCGACCCCCAATGCGCCAACCGACGCGTGGGCACAGTGCAAGCTGATCAACCCGAACTCCGTACCGCAGTGGTTCGGCAAGTTTCGCGACGCCACCATGCGCAAGGTCACGCAATTCAAGTGGGTGCCGCGCGACGACGCACTGGACATCGTCAAGGAGGCCATGCAGCCGGCTATCCGGTACAGCCGGGCGGAGTGTATAGATCTGCCACCTGTGACGTACGAGACCATGCACGCGGACATGACCAAGGAGCAGAAGGTCCTGTACCAGAAGATGCTCAACGACCTTACGGCGGAGTACAAAGGGCAGCAGATGACCGCGGTAAACGAGGCTGTGAAGCTCAACAAGCTGGTGCAGATCTGCTGCGGTGTTGCATACGATACGACCGGAGCAGAAGTTCACATCCCGGCGACCAACCGCATCTCGCTCACCAAGGACGTCATCGAAAGCGCCGGCGGCAAGGTCATCGTGTTCGTACCCCTGACCGGGGCCCTCGAATCCGTTGCGGCCGAGCTTCGCAAGCACTTCACAGTCGAGGTCATACACGGTGGCACGTCGGCGAACGAGCGGAACCGCATCTTCAACGCGTTCCAGAACACGTCGGACCCGAGGGTCTTGGTGGCGAACGCCGGAACCATGTCGCACGGCTTGACGTTAACCGCGGCTAACACTATTATTTGGTTTGCACCACCAAACAGCAATGAAGTGTATAATCAAGCTAACGCTCGGATCACTCGTCCGGGGCAGACGCGTAACCAGTTGATAGTGCACATAGAAGGCACAAGCGTTGAGCAGCGTATCTACGACCGCTTGGAGAAGAAGACCTCCATGCAGGGTGTGCTGCTCGACATGATCCAAGAATCTCGTTAACTGAAAGGAAGCAAAATGAAAATCGATGAACTCGTCGCGAAATACATCGCGCTGCGGGACAAGATCGCCGAGGAAGAAGCCACGTTCAAGGCGGCTATCGCCGACAAGAAGGCGGTGCTGGACAAAGTCGAAGAGGTGCTGAAGAAGCACTTCGAAGACACCGGCACGGATACCGTGACGGTCCGTGGCGTCGGTACCGCTTACAAAACCATGCGCACGTCGACGTCGGTCGCTGTATGGGACGACACGCTTGACTACATCAAGCGTAACGATGCGTGGGACCTCCTTGAGCATCGGGTCAACAAGACCGCGGCCATGGAGCACCTGAAGGAAAACGGCGAGCTGCCGCCGGGCGTTAATATGTCGCAGCAAGTTGTCGTGAACATTCGTCGTAGCTAACTAAGGAGCTAAAAATGTCCAATCTCGTTCCGTTCGAGTCCAAGTCGCTTCCCGCGTTCATCAAGGAAGCTTCCGTTGCCAACAACGACCTGACGCAAGGCGTCACCATGGGCGGGTTCCCGTTCCTGTCGATCAAGGGTAAGGTGTTCACTCTGGTCAAGGACGGCAACCGCACTGTCATCACCAAGCCCGGTGATGACGACCCCGCCACGTCGATCGAAGTCGTGCTGATCAAGGCCAACCAGAATCTGTCCAAGGTGTTCTACAAGGGCGGATACGAAGACGGCGCCAACGCCAAGCCGGATTGCTTCAGCAACGACGGCAAGAAGCCCGATGCGTCGATCGAAAAGCCCGTGCACACGTCGTGCGCCGACTGCCCGAAGAACGCTTGGGGTTCCGGTACCGGCAAGGGCAAGGCATGCCAAGACTCCCGTCGCGTCGCTATTGCGGCTGCCGGCCAGCTTACCGATCCGATGCTCCTGCGTGTGCCGCCGGCCTCGCTGAAGCCGCTCGCCGAGTTCGCTGACATCTGCAACAAGCGTGGCGCGCCGTACAACAGCGTTGCGGTCAAGCTGAAGTTCGAAGCCGGTGAAGCCACCCCGAAGCTCGTCTTCCAGCCGATCGGCTTCCTGCCGGAAGCTGAGTACCGCACGGTTCTGGATGTCGCTGAGTCGGACGTCGTCGGCCAGATCCTCGGCACCGGTGGTGGCAAGCCGATCGAGAAGCCGGCAGCCAAGAAGCCGGAGCTCCCTGCTGCAGCTGCTCCGGCCGAAGAGGAAGAAGCCCCGGCGCCGAAGCCGGCCAAGGCCGCGGCGGCGAAGCCGGCGCAGAAGCCGGAACCGGAAGCCTCCGATGACGACCTCCTCGGCGAACTCGACAACCTGCTGGGCAACAACGACGACTAACAAGGATGGGGGCTTCGGCCCCCTACCTATTCTGGAGAATGAACATGGACCTTTCCATTCTGAAACAGGCTGGAGTGTCGCAGAACGAATTCGGTCGCCTGTGTGGGGTGTCCAAGATCGCCGTTTTCAAGTGGTCGAAGGGCGGTGGAGTCAACCGTTTCCTGCAGCCGAAAGTCGTCAAACTGCTCGCTACTATCACACAAGCTGTGGAAACAGGGGCGCTCCCGCTACCCCCCGGAACCCCTCGGGCGGACAGGGAAAAAATGATCGCTGCGGCCCTTGTCAATCAGCTTCGCCAAGCATAATATCGTCCTCCTGACCACTCCACTGAAAGAGCGACCGTATGAGCCAAGTTGGTTCAAGCGGGGGCATCGGCCCCCTTGCGCCGGCGCAGTGGGGAGCGACACAACAAGAATGGGCCTTGTTCGCAGCGAGGCTTAAACTGCTCCCTGACCTGCTCCCCGTAGTATCGAATCCGCACGCAGTCGTATCCTCCCGCAGTAACGTCAAGACCCCCGGCAAGCTGCCGTCCAAGTACCTGCCGAACGGGGAAATGGTCGGCTTTTCAAAGTGGACGACGTTCTCCACTACGACATCCGACCTTCGTGTGTGGCTTAGGGTTCCCGACTACGGCATCTGCGTGCAAACCAGAAACGTCCGCGCGATCGACGTAGACGTTAGCGACCCGGCCAAGGCCGACAGCATCCGAGCAGTCATCGAGCGGCATTGTGGCAAGCTCCCGATGCGATCGCGTTCGAACTCGTCCAAATTCCTCGTGGTATTCCGCATGGAGGGGGAGTTCAAGAAGCGTTTCATTGGCAAGGCGGCGGACGAAAACCTTGTCGAATTCCTTGCTACAGGACAGCAGTTCGTTGCGGCCGGCACGCACCCGTCCGGGGTTAGGTATCAGTGGTCCCCGGAGATCGACAACGGTATTCCGGAACTGACCGAAAGCGATTTCGAAAACCTGTGGACCGCCATATCGGTACACCACACCGGGGAAGTACCCCTCCCCGCCAGTGCATCCAAGGGCAAGCGCCTCGAAGTAAACTCCGACCTTACCGGCGGTACCGAATACCCTCCCTCACACGCCACGCGCGTTGCAGACCACTGTGCGCAAATCCGGTTTTTCCGTGACACCGGTAGCGAGTTCGAACCCCACTGGCGTAGCTGCGCCGGCGTGCTGAAGCACACCGTTGAAGGGGAAGCCGTTGTGCACGAATGGTCCGCCAAGGACCCGCGCTACAGCCACTCGGAAACGCAGGGGAAAATCGACGGCTGGCAGACCCCACCGGCGACGTGCGCATCGTTCAACAACTACGGGGACTTGTGCAAAAAGTGCAAGTTCCTCGGCAAGATCACCAGCCCGATCCAGCTTGGCTACGAAGAGAAGTCGAGCGACGTCGAAATCGACGCGGAGCAGGAGAGCTTCGTCGAGGAGACCGACCCCGCACAGCAGGAGGTACTGCAGCTTCCTCCGGGGTTCTGCATGTGGCACAACCGACTGGCGTTCAAGAAGCAGGTGGACGGACTCCCGGTACACGTCCCCTTCTGCGACATGCTGTTTTACCTCAAGGATCGCGTACGCAACGTAGACGGCACCGCAATGCACGTGATCCGGGCCCGCGTAAGGCACGATGGGGAACGCTGGGTATGGCGCACGTTCGAAGTACCGTCCAACATCATGGGGGCCGGCGGGCACGAGATGTTCAAGGCCCTCGCCGCATACGAAATCGTTGCGTTCAACAACCAGAAAGGCTACATGGAGGAGTACGTGAAAGCTTACATGGATGAACTGCGCAAGACGCGCGACGAGATCAATTCGTTCCGGACGTTCGGCTGGCACAAGGACAGCATCGTCATCGGCAACGAGGTGTATTCGAAGGGGGAAGCTCCACGCAAGGTCGTCCTTGGTGGCACGTTGGCTCCGGGGTATCTCACACTGTTCGAAGGCGGAGCGCGCGGCCCTGTTGCTGCGGAGCGGTGGGTGGAGCTCATGGAGCAAGCCTACAAGCACCCGAACCACGAGCAGTACCAGATGATCCTTGCGGCTGGCTTCGGGTCGATGCTGGTTAACTTCTTCGAAATAGCTTCCGGCTGCCCCATCAACCTGTTCGGCGAGCGCGGTACCGGCAAGTCGACCGTAGCTGAACTGGCTATGTCCGTGTGGGGGCACCCGAAACGCATGGGTATCGCCGCCAAGGTTGGAGCCACGAACAACGCCCTGCAGGCCCGCGTAGCCGCCACAAGCAGCTTCCCCTACCTGATCGACGAAATCACCGCCATGGACGCTGCAACGTTGGGCGACCTGTACTACCAGCTCGGTAACGCCAAATCCAAGGACACGCTGACCAAGGACCGTAAGCGGCAAGACCCCCTCCCCGAATGGCACTGCCTCGGTTTCACCACCAGTAACGACTCCCCGAACGACAAGATTTCGTCATTGCTCGCAGATGGCAGCGCGCAGATGAGCCGCTCGCTTGAGGTCCAGTGGCGCAAGGTCAAGACCATTTCCATGCACGACATGGCCGACATCGTGGCAGAGGTCAACGGCGGGCTGTACGGCGCCCCCGGGCGGTTGTTCGCGCAGTTCTTGGTGGACAACAAGGAGGCCGTAGCTGCTTTCCTGTCCAAGGTGCGGCGCGATATGGACGCTGCCACTGGTATCGACAAGGATTACCGCTTCTGGTCCGTGCAAGCTGCGTCCATCTACGCCGGCGGCGTTCTCGCCAAGAAGTGCGGCCTCTTCCCGTTCGATCTGGCGGTCCTTCGCAACGAAGTGGTCGAGACCATCAAGTACAACATCGGCAACATCGAGGACCGCACCATGTCCCCGCTGGAAGCCTTCCACAACATGCTCACCTCGTTCGCGCAAGGTACGATCGCCACCCAGACAGAAGGGGATGGAAGGTCCAGCGAAATGAAGGTCGACGTCAAGGTGCTTGGCGAACCTGTTGCTCGGGTCGTACGAGACAACGGGGTCATGTACCTGTCAACGCCGGCCATAAGGGCGTGGTGTTCGAAGCGGCAGATCGGCTACAACCAGATGCGCTCGGCTGTTGAGGACGCTGGCCTCATGATCGACCATACCGTCAAGTTCGTGTTGGGTAAGGGAACAACACTGTCCACAGGGCAGGTGTGGTGCTGGAAACTCAACTGGAACAAGATCCAAGGGATCGACGGAATCAAGGTTGTTCCGCTGAAGCCGGTTGACATGGCGAAAACTGCCCCGTAGACTTCAGTTACTGACCTCCCTAGGTTAGCTCCTTTCAGTGGAGAGTTTGACCCCGGTGCCCCCACCGGGGTCTTTTTTCGTCAGAACCGCAGGTTCTCGGCGAACTCCTTGTCCCGCTTGCCTACCTTCAGGCCGTCTTCGGTTACGCCCTTGGCGTAGCGCACGGTTTCCTTCTGGGCTGCGAACAGGTCCTTCGGCGTGATACGCATGCTCGGGTGGCGCTCGTTGAACTCGTCGATCGCTTCTCTGGTGCCCGGGCGGTCGTCGCCCTTCACCCACTGCTTCTTGAGCTCGCCGGCAACGCGGGTAGCCGCGGCCTTCTGATCCTCGAAGGCTGTGTTGTACTCGTAGTACTTGTTCACCTTCAGCGACGGAACACCCATGCCGATCATGATGACATCGGCTACAGACAGGTTGTCCGCCGGAATACGCACGTTGCCCTGCTTGGTGGTTATGCCTTCCTCCGAGACCTTGTAAGCCTTCATCGGATCAGCGAGGTACTTGGGCAGCATCTTCGACCATGCGTCGACGAACTTGCCGTCGGAGAGCGCGGAGAGGCCGTCAACGAGCCGCCCGCCGGTGGACATGGATGGGCCGAGGTAGGCCATAACCATCGCGTCGAACTGCTCCTTACCCTGCTTGTCAGAGCGAACGAACGGCACCGGGGAGAACACGTTTCCAAGGCCGAGACGCTTCGACATGTCCGCCCCGAGTGCGGCCGGCAGCCCGCGCACGAACGCATCGGCCGCGTCTTTACCGATCATATCCGCCAAGAAGTTCTTGTACGCCACCTCCGGATCGACCTCGTCGTCATCCGCGCCAAGCCAAGCTGCCATTTGCGCCACAGCGAAGATCGGAGCAGCGATCGGGAGGCCCAGCGAGCCCGCCATGAGCATGTGCGTGGTCAGAATCCCGGTCAGGATACGCTGCGCTTCCTTGTCGCCGGCGAGGGCCTTCTTGGAGTTCCACAGGAGCATCTGGATCATGTGCACTTGGTACTTCTTGAACTGCATGATCAGCTTGCTGCCGGCGAAGGCGTTGCGCTTCATCCAGCGCGCGGCGTTCTCGTTCGAGTAATCCACCTGCGTCTGCTCCACGGATTCGGCCGCATACTTCTTGGCCTCGTCGTGGATCTGCTCCGCGGTCATCCGGCCTTCCTTCTTCAGCCGCTCGGTCTCCAGACGGTACGCTGCAAGGGCGGTACTGATACGGTTCGTCGTTTCGAGCTGTCGTGCCGTCCAGTTGGTCATTTCGATCATGCGGTCGTACTTGCTGGTTTCCTTGCCGCGCGCACCGAGCGAAATGTCGTGGTCCATCAGGATGTCCAACTGCCCGAGGTCAGCGACGTACTTCAACGCTTTCTGCTCGTCTTCCGTCAGCAACTTGCTATCCAGTTTGATCTCGAAGCGGTTCATCAGGCCCGAGCCTTTGCCGGACTCGCGGATCAGTGAAACTGCGTCGCGCACCCCTTTCCACATCGCCTTGGTGGCCGCGCCGACCGAATTACGGCCGGACAGATGCGGAACCGTCAGCATGAACGTCTGCCCGAACTGCTGCATCAGGTACGCCGGCGAAGCGCCGAGAACCCACGCTTGGTTGAACCGGGTGACCGCATCCTGAATCGGGGTCTCTTCGTAGCTCAGGTCCATGTGCCGGCGGATGGCCAGCTCGTTGGCTACTTCGGTCAGCTTGGTGCTGCCCGCCTTGTCCTTGTCGGACGCGATCTCGCGAACGGCGTCGAGCTGCTCCTGAATCGGGATGAAGAACTTCTGCGCCGACAGACGGTGTGCGCTCTGCAGCATGAACGACTGGAGCACGCGAGAGATGTCCTTGTTGTACCCGGAGATACTGCGGCGCATAGCCAAGCGGTGCAGGCTGGAGTTCTCGTGCTGTGTCTCGACGAAGATGCGCTTTACCGCCTGCTCGTTGCGTTTGCGCATGGCTTTATCGTGATCGCTATCGCCTTCGTAGGATCGATTGATTCTGTCAATCAGCTTGTTCGCGAACGAGGTCGACACCGAGTCGATACCGCCGATCCAAGTGTCCGCCGGCTTGTGGTACACGTTCTCCTTACTGAATCCGTTGGCCACGTAGTTGTCCGCACGTTGCTTCGCGAAGTCCTCGCGCTCCTCCTTGTGCACGTTGAAGTGCTTGGAGTCCTTGGCCATACGCACCAGCGTGCGGTATTCCTTCTTGTACTCGCGGGCGACTTTGCCGAGTTCTTCCTTGAAGTCCTTGAATTCCTTAGTGTTGCGGAACTCCTTCATCGCCTTGCGCGCTTCCGCTGCGGCCTCGTAGGACACTTTGGACCCGCGCTTGTGCGCAGAGGCCCGGGCTTCCGCTGCGGCGTCCGCCAGCTTCATGTACTCGACCATTTCAGGACTCTTGCGCTTGAGCGCGTCCAGCTCAGCCTTGGAGGCGTCGACAACCTTCTGCTGCTCGACAAAGTCGTTCGATCGGGCGACAACAACCCAGTCACCAAAACGCATCAGGGGGACGTACGTACCGCGCCGCTGGTGGAAGCCCTCCATGCGGGTGTGCACTTCGGCCGACATGTCACGGATCGCCTTCTCCGCTTCCGCATTGCCCTTGAACAGCGCCTTCAGCTTGTTGCGTTGCGCGGTGAACGTAGCCGGAGTCAAGTCATCGAAGGAGATCTTTTCGATTTCAGCCTTGGTCTCGCCGTCGACTTTGGCCTTGAGCTCGGTCAGATAGCTGTCGATGATGAACTTGGTACGCGTACCGAACTCCAGTTGCAGGAGCCTCTCCGTCAGCGCATCCACAGCGGCGTACAGGTCGGAGACTTCTTTGCCGGCCGCGTTGTACTCGGCGCGCAGCGCCTTGAACCGATCGTGCACCGCCTTGGCTTCGTCCAGTGCCTCGCCTTCGGCGTCCTTCAGATCAGCCAGCATCCACCCGTTGCGAGCAGACGTATCCGGCTCCGAAAGCACGAAGCCATTCAGGCTGGCCTGATTCAGCAGGTGCGACAGCTTGTTCCGTGCGGTCTCGTCGAGGGCGACGACCTTGTCGATCGTGCCCCGGGCCATGTCCAGCACCTCCTTGGAGTACGACCCAGACAGGCGGATAAGCTCCTCCAGCGGGCCAAGGCCCTCTTCCTTGCCGTCCTTGGTGCGGGTAAGGTCGCTGCCGAACTCTCGCTTGATCTGTGCCAGCTCACGCAATGACACGCCGGCACGGCGCAGATGGCCGAGGATATTGGTGAACCGGCCCTTTACGGTGTCTTTCGGCACGAACTCGTCGGCAGTGTCCACTTCTGCGTCGCGTTTACGGACTTCCGCAGTGCGCTCCCCGGACCTGTCCGCCGTACCAGAGTAAACCTGATCCGCTGCTTCTTGGAGAATCGCGCGCACTTCGCCGTTGGAGAACGTCTTCGACCACCCCATCATGCGCAGGAACCTGCCGAGCAAGCGCTTAACTTTGTCCATCAACGAAGCTTCGCTGGTCACAGCTCCGTCCGACAACACCTCTTCCGTGGCCAATGCGCGGTTTTCCGCTGTACCTTCAAGCCCGCGCACCTTGAGCCAAGCGTTGGCGGCTGCGCGCACTTCCTTGTTCCCGTAATAAATGCTGTTCAACAACTTTTCCAGCTCTGCACCGAACTTGGCAGACAGGCCGTAGTGCCCAAGCACCTCGTGGAAAACAGTTGCCATGACGTCTGCGGCGGACTCCGCCTCTGCTGCGTTGATGTATACGACGGTCGACCCGTCGGCGAGGACAGCGAACGCGCCCTTATCCCCTTTTTCCAGCACCCCGTTCGAGTCCTCGTGGCTGGCTACAACGCGCACTTCCGGAGCGTTCTTCATGCCGGACGTTGCTTCTTCTGCGGCGGCTTTGACCTCCGCGACAGGCATGCCAGCACCAGCGCCTTCGCGCTTACGCACCAACTTCTGCGCCTTCTTGCCTTTGGTCACGGTCACCGGGCCGGCTTCCCGTTCCGGACGAACCATAGGCGCAGCTACGGCGTATTCGCCCGGTTTCTCTTTCTCGCTGCCAGCAGCCTCGCCTTGAACACCTTTGGCGGGAGGGGCTTTCCTTGCAGCAGCTTTTCCAGCTCCTTCTTGTGCTGCGGGCTTGCTTCTTTCTTGTCCATCACGGTTCTCCACGAGGTTGGCCTTGAACTGGTGGGTTTCCAGCGCGGCCTGATCCAGTTTCCAGCGGACGAAGTTGGTGACCCATGCCACCTGCTCGTCAATCGTCAGTTCGTTCCATGCCGGGTCGCCCGGCACACCCACAGCGTCCCACTCTTCGATCGACAGGTCGAGTTCGGTCCCGATGTCCATGCGATCGGGCACCTTCACATGCGACAGCTTTTCGGCAACACGCTCAAGCAGCGTGTTCTCCGGGTTCTCCATCAGGTCTTGGTTGGTCTCGACGAAGTCCGTGAGGGCATTCGCGTCCTTGATCGGGGTGGGCGGTTCCGGCTTCAGCTCGCCAACAGGGTTCTGCGCGATAGCTTCGATTGCGGCAACCCCTTGTGCCCGCGCGTGCGCCTTGCGCATCGACGGGCTGGCGACTACCCCAGTGCCTTCACCCTCAACACCCTGAGCGTTCTCCTTCACACTACGCGCGGCGTCGGCTACGTGGGTTTGTTCCAGAGTAGACAGCTCGTCCCAAGCCCTTCCGTTCTCTCCGGCAACGCGTTTGTACATGGCCTCGCCAACGGCTGTCCCCTGCTTAACCCCGAGAGTGGCGTTTGTGTGCAGTTGGTTCTGCGCCACTTCGGCGGCTTCACCATCCTCGGAAATACTTCCGGAATTGGTCAGCTCCGCGAGCTGCTCCTCCGTAGCGTCGGTAGTCACAGTGCGATCGATCCCGAGGGCCTGCTCGGCCTCCTTGCGGGTGATGCCAAGGCGCTCTACAACCGGCTTCAATCGATCGGCGATGCTGTTGTACCACTTGCCAACGGCGCTGTTGGTGACGCCGGCTGTGGCCGCGATGGTGACGTCGCTAGGCTGCTTTTCGTACTGGCCGATACCGAGGATACGGGCGAGTTCGTCCTTTTGCTTCGGGAGCAACGCACCGAGAAGCTGTTCGCGCACGTTCTGCAGCCTGTTCGTATTGGGGAACTCCTCAATCGAGACCCCAAGCAAAGACTTGTGCGCTGCGTCGAACGCCTCTGCCTGCTTGGTGCTCTTGGCAACTTCGGCCAGATACCGAAGCTTCTGCGCGGCTTGCTCGGGGGAACCGAGGGACAGGGCCTGCTCGATCTTTTTGCCGGTGCCGCCAGCTTCGGAAAACGCGATACGCGCAGACCCACGCCACCCTGCCTTGTTGCGATTCTGTTCGAGCGGAAGCTCACCTTGCGATTCATGCTGCACGGTGCCGAAACCCTGCGCGGCGACTTGTTGTCCGAGCGCTTCCGCCGTCGCTTGCCGCTGCTTCTGTTCCGCTTCCGTAGCCGGCATGGGGAGCGTCAGGTCGTACTGCCGCATCGCGGTCACAAAGTCCGCCGGAACCTGTGTCGGGTTGAGCGGCGGAAGATTCTCATCAAACACCGGCGCGGTGGGCGGTTCCGGCGCAGCCACTTGGGCAGCGGACGAGTCGCTAGAGAGCGTTGATTGCGCCTCACTGTATTTAACGAATCGAATGGCCGGGAATTTGGCCTGAAGTTGCGGGATTACATTCGCCACCCCATCCGCAACCAGCACGGTATGGATGCCATGAGATAGTTCCTTGCCTCTTGCGCCAAGAAGAATGAATGGGCCGTCTTTATAGGCGCCGCCAGCAGTCCCCAGACCGGCGCCAGCGCCAGCTTCATTTCCAGCAGACTGAACCAGGGGAGCAGTATCAAACCGACGCGAACGATTGATCCCGTTACTCAGAATATTCAACAACGCGCCAAGCGGGTTCCCCTTGGCGATACCGTGTGCGTCGTACTGGCTTCCAACGTCAGGCGTTACCCCGCCGCCGTCGTGCCATTGCTCGAAAAAGTCATGTGTGATTCGGCTTCCATCGTCCCGTCTATGGGCCGATGTCCAAGCCGCCCTGATAGACTGGTTTTCGGGTGCATCAAGCGCCGCTGTTGCGGCGTGCGTTACATCAAACACCGGGCCCGGAGCCTCCGGCTGGAAGCCGAACAGGTTCAGGTTGGTACCCGACGGGAAGGCGTTCTGGTACAGCGAAGTGATCGGGGACACCCCGGGCAGCGTGTCTTGCGGAGCCGCGTTGACGCGCCCCATGAAGTCGCCGAGGTACTTGTCGGTGTCCTCCTTCTGCCAGCCGGCGAGTCGCTCGCGTGCCTTCTGCGTCAGCTCGGTCGGAGTCATGTCGACAGGGGTAATCGCAGCGTGGGCGCCGTGCAGCCCACCACCAATACCACCGAGAATAGCGCCGCCGATCGCGGACTCCTTGTACCTGTGCAGCGCGTCAGGTGAAGTGAGGCTCGCGTTCGGGTCCACCGCCATGCGTCCAAGCTGGTTCGTTACTTCCTGCCCGGTTTCGTTCAGGGCTTCGCCTGCCATGGTAAGGCCAGCTGTGGCTGTGCCACGAGCCACGTTGTTCACGATTCCACCGGCGCGGGTCATGCGGCCGACGCCGCCGGCAAAGCCTTCAAGGCCGACGAGGTTCAGCCCGGCATACGGCACGCCGAGAGCGGCAGCACTACCAAGGTCAAATTGACCGTTGGATTGCTCGTACTGGTTGCTAAGGATGTCGCCGACAGACGACGGATACGTGCCTGCGACTACACCTGCTCCGCGTGCATACTGCTTGCCTACGTTGGTGGCAGCTTGCGCAAGAGCTTCCTCTTCTGTGATGCGCCCTGCGTTGGTAGCGATAATGCGCATCGCCTCGTTCCGGATAGCCCCTTCAGCCGTAGCCTTAGCAGCGGACGTGCCTGCTCCCTTGAGGGCAGAGCCGAGACCGAAGCCAGTTACCGCGGCTTCAGCGAGGTACGGCAGCGAGTCAATCCCCAGACGACGGACGTACGCAAGGGCGTTCTCGCCGAACTTAACCTCGTCGAAATCCTTCGGGGCCGAAGACGAACGTGACAGCAGATTCGCTTCTCCGGACAACTGTTCAAACTTCTGGCGGGCTGTATCAGACCCCATGGCCGCGCCAATAGCGGCAAAACCGGCACCGTAGTTGCGCACCGACGCCTTGGCTTCCTTCTGCCAATCAGGCGTGTTTTTGATGACTGCTTCGAACTGCCCGGGGTCCGCGAGGTTGTACTCCTGCGGAATGGGCTGCCGGCTGCCGCCGAGGTCTCCGGCCGCTTGGGCCTTGAGCAACGAGGTGACGTCGTTTCCGTCGTAGACGCGGCCGTTCGACCAGAGCTGGCCTGTGGCCGGGTTATAGCCTACGTTACGTGGTTGTGCTTGCGCCGGCTCCGGCGCGCCGGTACTCCACACATCCTGCAGCGCTTGCTGGTACTGCCCGGCGGACATCGGCTTTGGGCCGGAAGGAAGCGGGGTGCCGTACGGGTTAGGCACCCCCATCCGGAGACCGGCTGAAGTATTGTCGAAAACCTCGCGAGTCGCGACCCCGTCAAACTCCACTCCAGCCATAGCGGTACTCCGTGTTTAGTCTGTCGATTGTACCTCAGCCGCGAGGGATCATTCCAGCGTTGAGTTGATCGAAGGTGATGACCCGCGGTTGCGGGGTGGACACCTTACCAGACTTGTCCGTGACAGGCGCCAAAGAGTGCACGAACGTGCCGTCCGGGCGCGCGGCGATGAAGCCGCCCATACCATCAGGTACAGCCTGCCCCCAACGTCCGTTGTGCGCGGCCTCTTTCGCCTGCGTGATAACCGCCATCGACAACCCTTGCATCTGTTCGCGGGCCAGACCGTACTGACCTTGGATGTGCGCGATCTGGCCTTCACCAACAGCCTTGCCGGTGGACTCAGCCATTGCCTTGCTGCGAACAGCGGCATCCGCCGAATTAGCGGCGGCGCGGCTCGGGATCAGGTTGTTGAGGATTCCATCAACCAACGTAGCAGTAGGCATCGGCTGCCCCCACTGACCTTGGATCGGCTGGCCATCCTGCCGCACGAGTTGCGCGTTGCCTTTGCCGTCGGTAACAACGCCGATCGGCTGGCCGACACGTCCAGCCATGAAGCTGACAAGCTGTTGCAGCGCTTCCGGGTTGAACTGCGCGGCTTGGCCGACACGCTCGATCTGCATTTCCTGACCCTTCTGCTGAAGCCGCTGCATCTGGTCGAGAATCTTCAAGCGTTGCTGCGAGTCGAACGTGTTCTGCATCACCGTTGCAAAGTAGTCGTACTCCTGCTTCAACTGCTGCATACCGAGGTCGTAGTTCTGCCCAGACATGACGGTAGCCTGCCCGGTAAGGTTCTGCGCAGGGGCTCCCTGCTGCGGAGCGGCCGCGGTTTGCTGTTGGGGGGCTGCCGTACCGAGGACTCCACCGACCATGCGGTACGAGTTGGCGATCTTGGCGGCGTACTGCGGGTCTTCCGCGTAGCCGGAGAGCCCTTGCGTGAACTTACCCACATCGCTGCCGGCACCTACTGCTCCACCGTACTTACGTTGGATCAAGGACGCATAGTCCGCCCCGAACTCGTCGGGCGAGCCATACCGGCGGTAGGTGTCCACTGACCCGGTCATGTTGTCCTTGGCGGACGGACCCTTGCCCTTGATGTTTCCGAGGTTGTTGGTGCCGGGGATAACCGACTTACCCCAACCGGTTTCATGCCCCCACTGGGCGAGCAGAATCTTCGGGTCAACACCGATCTGGGCGCCCACCTTTTCCGCTGCCGGGCCATACTGGGTGACGAATGCTTTTATTTTGTCATTATTGGCATCTTTGCCGCGTTGCGCGTTGATCAGTTCGTCGTACTGGGCAATACCCTGCTTGTAGCCGGCCGCTTGCCCCTGCATGTCGCGGTACTGCTGCGATTCCTGCGGAGAGGTCAAGAACTTTCGGCCGGTTTCCGGCGTGTAGACGCCGCCATACCCATCATCTACCGTAGGACCGGCCGGGCGCGGCGCCCGAGCAGTGTCGAAAGCAGCGATATTCGACTGCGTTCCTTTCAGCAACTGCTCGTACTGAGCGCGTTCCGCCTGCAGTTTTTCGAGCTCGCCAGTGACGACCGGTGGTTTCCCACGGCCTTCGTTGCCGTAGTTTTCGTTGCGATCGGAAACCTGTTCCGGCTGGCTTTGCATCTGCCCTTGCGGCAAGTTGCCAAGATTCCACTGCGGGGCCTGAATGTTGCGACGGGCCATGCGTTCGAACGCCTCGCGCTCCTGCTGCTGGCGAACCTGACTGGCCATCTGCTCGTTGAGCTGGTGGCGGAACTTGTTCTGGGCAAGTTGGCCTTCCATATCGGCCATACCGGCCGCTACGTGCCCCGCCCCTGCGATAGAGAACCCCATGATGCCTCCTTAGCCAGTGACGCTCATATCGTACACGTTGTCGCGGGTCTTCTGCGTTCCGGTGTTCTTCGACTGCCCTGCGTCAGTGACCTTCTCGATCAGTTTGCCTGTGGCGTTGTTGTTCTGCGACCACTGGGTGTACTGGTTCCCGTAACCGGCGCCGACGTTATCCGTCGGGTAGCCGAGTTGCCCATACATGCTGCCGGCGGTGCCGAACGTGGCGTTGCGCGAGGCCATACCGGTCTGCCAGCCTTGGTCGTACGCCGTACCTTGCCGCAGCGAGGAGAACAGATCGTTGCGATTCTGCTCCGCTTGGATGCCCTGCGCGTTGGTACCGCGCAGTTCGAGACCGGCTTTCTGGTTGGCCCACGAATCGGCATCGGCGAACGCCTGCCCACGACGGCGCTGTTCCGCGTAGTAGTCGGGATTCATAGCGATAGCGTCCGTCGTGAGTTGATCGCCGATCGCGGCTTTCTTGCCGGCCATGTCCTTGTTGAACGCGGTGACGTCCTTGTTCGACTGAGTCATCGAATCGAGGTAGTCGTTGTACGCGCCCATGTCCGGCTTCGGATTCAGCGCGCTGCCGAGCGCAGCCTTACCGAGTTCGAGGCCCATACCCTTCCAGTTGACATCGCCGAACGGTCCAGCTCCACGGGGCGCTGTGGTGCCAGAAGACATATTCTCGGACAGCGTCGATCCGTCGGGCATCGGTCCATACAGTTGCGAAGTTTGATCCAACGTATACCCTGACGGAGTAGGCCCTTGAAGCCCAACGGAAACCCCGCGAGAATCTTGCGACGTTGCGCCATCATCAAGCGATTGACCACCCTGCCCGGTAACTCCGGTGTCAACGAACCCGTTACCGTTGTTGGCCAAGGCTCCCGGAGGGCCGACGAAATCGTTCGCCAAATCCGCCGGAGGGCCGACAAATTCGCCACCGGTAACAACCGCGGCCGGAGCAGCCGATTGAGCAGCTTGTACAGCAGGGGACGCCAAGCTGATGTCGGGGCCGACAAACGCGCTGCCTCCGGCAGCCTCCGGCGCGAGGCTAGCAGTTCCTACGGAACCGGAACCTGAGCCGAGTGAATCGAAGCCGCCACCGCTGTAATACCCGCCAAGGCCGCCAGCTAGACCGCCGAGAAGCGCGCCTTTGGCGCCACCGGTGATACCGCCAGCCACCGCGCCGGTAAGACCGTACGCCAAACCGCTGGCCGCTGCCGAGGAAATACCCATCTGCGCCGCGAAAGAGCCCGCGGCTACCCCAGTAGACGTCACCCCCATTGCACCGGCCAACAGGCCGCCTGTGTAATACGCCGCCACAGCCATAACGATTTTGCCAAGGAACGATTTACTAAGCTTCTTGAGCGCTTTCTTGGCGTACAAGATCGGCCCGTGGTACTCGTACCCAACCTGTTCCTTGACCACGAATTCGTTGGCGACGCCGTCCCAGTCGTACTTGACAGCCGTATAAATGGTTGTGTTCATGCTGGTTCTCCTACTTCGAATGCGATAAGGTTGTGCGTTTTCTGAAAGCCGAAGAACCGCTTGCACATGCGGTACATTGCGTCGCTAACTGCCGCTTCAATTCGATCGATTTTGTTGGCCGCCGCCCACTGCTTAATGACAGGCCAGACACGCTTGCTAAATCCCTTCAGGTCCTCGCCGGCAATAACCGCCGCATCTGCGATCTTGACATGCGTAAGCGTGTGCACATGGAATACGACAACACACGTAACCCTGCCGTCAAGCGCCTCTACAAACGCGAACGCCTGCCCACGCCGCATATCACGGAGAATTTCTTCCGCCGTGTATTCCCCGTCAACAGCCTCGTCAACGCACCGGCGCACAAGCGGCTCAATGCTAGGCCACACTTCTGCAGCTCTGTGCGGCAATACGTATTCGAGGGTGTACGTCACTTCTGGAACCCTGCCGGCTGGTGGTACTTGCGAACAATACCGTCGAAGAAATCAACGCCCTTCTTCTGCACGACGTCGGCCGGGATGATGTACTCACCGGTGCTCACACCAACTTGACCGCCGTTGGCCCGGTTCTCCGCCGAGATCGAATCGCTGGTTCCGGTGCCCGGCCCTTGGATAAGCCCGGGCCCCTGCATTTGCGGCCCTTGGCCCATACCAGCAGGGGGCATGACGCCCGGCTGCTGCGGAGTCGGCATATCCTGAACCGCCTGCCCAGCGATAAGAAGCGCGGCCACAAGACCTTGGTCGAAATTCGGCGGGAGGTCCTCCGGACCAGCGAGACCTTGCTGGATGACGAACTGACGCAGTTGCGGCCAGATTTGCGGGTTCATCTGCGCGGCCTTGGCCAACTGCACCATCATCTGCAGTTCTTGCGGAGTCAGGTCGCCGGAAGCCATTTCCTCCTGAATAGCGGCTTGGATCTCCGCCTTCGCTTGCGGGTTCTGCATCAGTTGGCCAATTTCGCCGTCGAGCTGTTCCATGGAAAGCGGCTGCCCGGGGGCGCCGCCCGGTTGCATCGAGCCTTGCGGGGCCATACCCACCTGCCCGCCGTCTGCGTACCCAGCAGCTCCTACAAACGTGCCGCCAGTGGGCGGGCGCATACCGATCATGCCGCCGTCGGCGAAGTACCCCTGCTGACGGAGGTGGTTCATACCGGTAGCGGAAGGAATTGACAACCCGGAATTCGGATCACGCGGCCTTCCTTCCGGCGCCGTCGGGGCCGTCGGGACCGTGGAGGGCGCTTTCGGTTGCGGGCGGTTGTTCGGGTTGTTCCTGCGCTCCCATTCCGCCGGGGTGATGTACACGGTAGAAACATCTCGCCCTTGCGTGTGCGTAGTGGCGACGGAATACTCGGAATCGGGTTTCGTACGGTGCGGGTCAGCCATTTAAGCCTCCAGTTGCTTGATCAGCTCATTTACTTGATTCTGCAACGAAATGACGTTGACAGCAAGCTCTTGAACGTTGTTCATAAGGTTGAGGAACTCTTGTTGCGAGTACGCACCATTGGCAACAGCAGTGACACGCTGCATGGTGATGTTGTTCGCCGGCGCGATCGTCACGTTCTTGTTGACCACTGCGCGTGCGCCGCTACCGCGCGCACCGGTGAGAATCTCAACGGCTTCCTTTAGCTGGTCGAGAAGGTCGCTCTGCCACTGCGGAACGCCAGCGTCAGGAACGTCGCGGATTGCCGGAAAAGTAACGTTGTTCGCCATCAGACTTTATCCAAACCGTTGGGCGTCTCCGCCAAATGCACCGCACGAATGCGCGTGTTGCCGGTCAAACGAACTTCGAACGTGTCGCTGCGGTACCCGGCCGGCAGCCTGAAAATAGCGTTGTCGGCAACCTGCGTGGTAAAAAGCAGCTCCTTGTCGACGAACAACTGAAACTGCACGCCGCCAGTGTACGAAAGAGGGGTCTGAATCAGATCGCTCGCGACAGCCACAGTGCCGAAAGACGCCTCGGCAATCGCCCCGCCTGTTGCTCTGGCGTTGATCATGGCTAGGTTGTTGGACAGGATAACTGCGTTCTGCTGGGCGATCAGAATGTCGTTCGGATCGGAACCATAGTCAGCGATAACACGTGCGGCACCAAGATTCATGTAATCCTTGGTAACCATGGTCTTCGACTTCCAGTCGAACTGCCCGAGCGGCTTCGTCGAATCATCCCACTTGTACAGATGCCCGTTGTACGCGAAGTACAGAATGGCTGTGTCTTGGTCGTAGTGGAACGCCGTAAACGACTGCGACAAACGGATGAAGAACCCGCCGATCTGGTCGTGCTTCTCGAAAATGAAGCTGCCCTTGGAACTGGACGCGATGTACTTGCCGTTGTAGTACCCGGCTACGAACGTAGTCTGATCGATTTCATTGGCCCACGTATCCCAGTCTTCGATGTGCTTTGTAGCGAAATCGCCGCCGGTGCTGGTCGAGTACAGCGCGAGTCCGCCCTTAGACGGAAACACGAGCCCGTAGCCCATGTTCACCACACCGCGCTTCGAAATACACGGGAGCTTGAAGTCCATGCGAGTCTTCGACATGAGCGAAGGCGCGTTGCCCTGTACGACCCACGGGTTTTCGTCGGTGAGCACAATGATCGACTGCCCTACGTTATCCACACCAACGATGTTGGCGTCGAAGGCCATGCGGTACCTTGCCGGCCACGCGTGCGGCTGCCCGGGTTCGGAGAAGCACAGTTGGTTGTCGTAGAAGCCGATCAGGATGCCGTTGTGCACCGCCTGCAAGCCTTTCATCGTACTGACAGGCTGATCGTAGTACGTAGACGGCAGTACGGTGGTGAGCGTGCTCGATGCAATGGTATCGGTGTAGCTCGTGGTGCCGAGGTTAACGTCCGCCACCTTGTAGTACGAAGACCCCGATGCCGACGTGACGGTTCTGTACAGCCGCACCTGCATGCCAGAGGTCTGGAACGTACCGGAGTAGCTGCCCGGCCACGCGGATGGAAGCCCGGTAACACTGACCGACTGTCCTTCCTTCATGTACAGGGTGGAGGACACCGGCGACGGCACAGACTCTTCGCCCCATGCTGTGACCCACGTGTACACGTAGTTTCGTATCTGCGTTGGCCCTGCGAGGTTCACCCTGCCGGCGGTGTCCGCGGTAGACGTCTCTGCCGCGCCCGGGCTGTAGAACGTAATCGTGGTTGCGTCCACGACAGTAATCTGCGCGTTGGTGAGGTTGTACCCTGTTCCACCAAACGTAGTAGTCGTGACGTACGCTCCGTTGATCAAGTTGTGCGCGGAAGCAAACGTCACGGTAGCAATGTTGCCGGAATCGCGCGCTCTGGTTGCCGACGTCAGCGCAGCGAAGCTTGTAGCGGAAACGGTAGGCGCTGTAACCGGCGCCGGGAGGCCCAACGTGTAGTGGGCGAGAGGGTACGCGAGCGAAGCCCCTGTCGTGGCGAGGGAATAATTCGTAACTCGCGGTTCGGAATCACCGGTGTAGTAAATACGCTGTGCATCGGTTGACGCTACAGGGCTCTTTACCACGTCAACATCGGTCGTCCAGTGCAACCATTTGAACCCGCCGGAGCCGTCGTCCATCGGGAAAATCGATTTGATCTCGCCGGACTTGGCGAACGCTGCCAGATCGGTAGGCTCGTTGTAGGGGATCATGTCCCCCGAGTAAAGCTTGATGTTGTACGCGAACGCGGCAGCGGACTCAGGCAAGTGCTCCGTCGCAAGCTTCGGAGCCTCACCCAAGAATTTGACGATCTTGACCGCGCCCATCGCGTGTTACTTCTTCTTTTTGCCGACCACGCCGCCACAGGCCAGCTTCTGAACCTGCCGGCGATCAAACGCTTCCTCGCGCTTCGAGCCTTCCTTCATGCCCTTGCGCTCCACATCCTTCTTCGACTTCTCGAACGGTACCTTCTTGGTTGCCATGGTCGGCTCCTTCATGGGTTGCGAGATTGTATCACTGTCGTAGCTCGGGCGGCGACTGGAGCCGCTTGCGCTCGCTCTCGTAAGCCTCCAAGCAGTGGTCGTCCTGCCAGAAGAACAACTTGTTGATCCCCCGGCGCAGACGCGGGTACGTGTCTTGAATCCGGTGCGCACGGGAGGACAGCGACTCATCAGCCCAGCTTCCACCGGGCAGCCAGAAGCACATGGCATTGACGAGCTGGTCGAGTGCGATCAGGAACTGCTTCATTCCGGCCACCCTGCGTTGATGTCGTAGGTCTTCAGCGTGTCGAAGTCGGCGGCATCGATGGCAGCCTTGTGATTCTTGGCGGATTGATGGAGTTGGTTCGCATAGACGGCGAGCGCTGCCGGCATCCCGATCATCGCGGCCTGATCGAGCGTGACGATGCTGTTGTCCGCTGCAGTCCAGTCAATCGTGAAGGTCGGCCCTGCGGCCATTGCAGTCAGCGCCGCTTGCGTGATGCGCAACACGCTACGCTCGTCGGAGTCAAAGACCTTGCCCATGTAAGCGAAGCCTTCCGTTTCCTTTTGGTCGCGCAGCGCCTTGACCTTGTCCTTGAGCACTTCGCGGATGGACTCGACAGACTTCGGCGTGACGACGAGATACGGCGCGTCGTCCTGCTCGGTGTTGTAGTAGAACTGCTCGTCGCCACGGACGGGAGCGGCGATCTCTTCGTACAGGTGCGCCGGCACTTGGCTGTAGCGAGTACCCTGCTCGTCGGTGTAGGCCGCGTTCGGGTTGCAGCGTTTTTGATTGTGCTTCCAGATGAACATGTCGTTACCTCGCTAGAGAATATTTCGCCGGGACATCTGCGAATGCGATGCCCATGTGCGGGTTAGATGCGTTCGCTATCGTGGCGCTTCGGTACTTGACCGCGTTGGAGCAGATATCCACGCCCGTCGCCGCAGCCGTTCCCGCATTCGTGTTGAGCAGCAGGTAGCTGGTCGTGACGTTGTAGGTGTCGATCTTGTCCGACCAGAGATAGAACCCTGTAGTCGCTGACAGGTCTTTTTCAATGAGTAGTTGGCCCTTGTGTCCTGCATACTCAAATGCGCCATCCGTTGAGGCGTTGCCTGTATGCCCGAGCAGTGCAAGCAGCCCGTTAATATCCGCAAAAAGGATGTAGCGGTAAGTGCTGCCTGTGGCGTTCAGGTTGTTCGTGGCGTTGTTCGTCACCATGAACTGAGTGCTTGACCAGTTGCCTGTACCCCACGGCGTATTCGTGCTTGACTGAGCCGGAGGTGTAGCAGAGTTGAGCGTGGTGAAATACGCTGCGCTGGTCATCTTCGTGTGCCAGACGTACCAAGTGCCGGTGCTTTCGTTCTTCACGATGCCACACGTCGGGGCCTTACCGAGCGAATGTGAGATATTCTTGTTGCTTGTGCTATCACCTGAGTAAGTGCCGGTGACTACACCATAAGTCGCGCCAACCTTGAAGGCAGTGCCGAGATAAGTTCCGGCAGACGGTGCAGACCATGCAGCCTTTGCGCCGTTCGTGTCAAAAGCCATCATGTTGCTGCTGTCGTCAGAAAAGCGAATCTTCCAACTCTCCGCCGTGTCTGTACGCTTGAACCATTCCATCCAATCAGACCAGCCGGAACGATCAGAAGCGATAGCTGTGGCAATACCTGAGCCTGCTTCAAAACGATGTACTACAGCCGACGAAGGATTCAGAATCGCCGGGTCAGGCATGTTGCGCTGACAGAGAGCTTTGTATCCGGTCGTCGGCGTGTGGTGAAAATAGCCGCCGGATGCGGAGTCGTAGGTGGCCGTAGAAGTGAATGGATACTGCCCAAAGTTAATATTGCTAACCCCTGTCGCAGTAGATGTAGCAGGCCCCGAAATGAACAGCCATCCTCCAGAATCTCGTGCGGTTGCGGAATAGGTTATACCAGTTACTGTTGCAACCGACGTTCCATTACGATAGACGGTTAGAGACGCCGCATCGACATCGAACTCAAGGCTAATCACATCAGTGCCACTTGTCGCAGGAACTGTTCCAGACACTGTTCCAGAAGCACCATCGCTGACTGTCGGCGCTGACCCGGAAGAAATACGGATTGCGTTGTCAAGCCCGGTGCCGCTTGTGTTCGCATTAACATTACGGCAAATTCCTACTGCAAAGTTGGTGAGATTTGTTACCTCGACCTGCCACTTGCCACTCGTTACAATTTGCGATGAATACCCCCACATCTTGTGTGCATTTCCTGTGCTATTGGGAGTGTCATTTTGAAGATTGCCCTTCGACAAAGTATTTATGTTGCCGCTCGGGTGTGCATACAGAGGATTCAACGTCACAAACGAATTCCCCGGCACATCCAACATCCAGTCGTAGCTGGTGCCTGCGGTCAGGCTGAAGTTGTTCAGCGTCCAGTTGTTCCCCTTACTACTCTTGTCGTAGCCCAGTGTGGTCAGCGACGTAGCATCATCGAAGTCGAGCATGAAGGAGTTGGTGCCACCAGCATCGACTACGGCTTTGACTGCGCTCTGGCTCTTACTGACCCACTCGTTGATTTCGGTGTTGAGGTAGCCGAAGGAGGACGGGGTTAGTGCGGTGCCATCGACAAAGCAAATTCGCGCTAGATAGAAATCAGATGTTGTCGTTGATTGCGCATCCTGCCCAATGATGTGCGCTGCTGCAGAGTTAATGAAGTCCTGCGGAGTCCCTGCAGATGACCTAGTTGGAACGCTTATTGAAACACCGTTTACGTAGAACGTAGGCGCAGAACTCGCCTGACTTACAGACTTTACGACAACTACGTTATGCCACGCAGTTGGGTCGCGGTATACAGCGTCGCTTGATGCTCGACGGTTGTTCGTGCCGCTGGTTGTGCGAGTAAAGGAGCCGAGTTTGTTGGTGTCAGATCCAGCATTCGGATCGAACGCGATGCTCTCGAAGTTCTGGGTATCGACCTTACGCATGAACACGCCACCGGCTGCCGCAGTTGAAATACTACCGGCCTGCTTTACCCAAAAACTAAGAGTCCAAGTATTTTGTGCAGTTGGCGTTCCAAAAGTGCGTGACAGGTAGGCCCCCGCCCCACTCCGAAACCGCAGCGACGCCGGGATGTCGCCGGTATACGCGCCGGAAGCCCCGCCTGCGCCCATATTGAAGGGCAGCATGTCAGGACCTCGTACAGCTCTTCGACGAGATAAGCATCACCCCGCCGTTGTCGATGCACTTGAAGACGAGCACCGTGCTCTGATTGGCAGCGCTGTTCAGCGACAGCGTTGCAACGTCCTTGAACTGCGAGGCCCAAGCTACCGTGCGCCCGCCCGTACCATCCTGAATCAGCTCGACCATGACGAGGCGCCCTTTCTTCCAGTTGAGCGGGGCGCCCATGGTGATGTTGCCGGTCAGAACAATCTCGGCGTTCTGGTGCGTCTGCAGGTTCCACGTGACCGTGCCCACGCCAGCAAGCTGCTTGACGTTGAGCGTCTGCGCCTCGTCGTACTCCTGCGTCTTGTTGAAGAGGGCGAACGGTTCCATTACAGGTCGGCTCCGATGGCGGAGGCGCAGAGCGCCGTGGTGGACGCCGTGGTGGTCACAGACGTGCTGATGTACAGCGCGTGCGTTGACGGCAGCGTGATGCCGAGGGGTACCGGACCGGACTCATACGACACCGCCGTGGTGGAGGGGGTGACCGCCGATACGACGATTTCCTTGATCGGGTACGCCGTGGTGCCGTCGTGTTCCCAGATCGTGACCGTCTGCGCGACCGTCGGGGCCGTGAAGCTCGACGAGCAGCCTTTCAGCATCACATAGTCGATGCGACGCCCGTTGGTACTGGTCGGCACGAAGGCGAGGATGTTGGCGCCGGCGAGCGAGGCCGTGGCCGTCGGGGCGCGCGTGGTACAAGCCGTGGCAGCGGCGAGCGAAGCGTGCGCAACGTACGGAGTCTGCGCGGTGATGATCGAGTTGGGGGTTGTGGCCATGCTAGAGACCTCCGAATTGCTGGTGGATCAGAACGGCCGGCAGGGGTACTGCTTGCCATGTGGTACTGGTACCGTTGGTAAAGAGCACCTTGCCAGCGTTGCCAGTTTGCGACGGCACGCCGTACGTGCTGGACAAAGACGCCATGTAATCCTGAAAAGACTGCAGCGTCAACCGCAGGCTGAAGACGGAACCGACGGCGAACGCCAGCGCAGTGGTACCTTCTTGCGCGCGATCGACCGTGAACGTGTCAGACGCCTTGGCAGTAGCCTTGACGATCTCGCGGTTGCCGCTGGTATCGACGAGAACCGCGTAAAACCAATCGCCGGCAGCGAGCGTAGGGAAGCGCGTACCATGCCCGGTGGTGACAGAGATAGACGTGCTGCCGGCGGTAATGCCGGAGGCAAGCTGCGAGTCACCGAAATTTGTAAGTTGGATCTGAGCCATGTGTCACCTCACGCCCAAGGCTGCTGTTGAACGTAAATCGGGGCGGTGCTGAATCCCTTATTCGACTTGGCCCGCGCGTTGTTCAAGAAGAATTCCCACTGTTTGCCGTGGTACGCTGCGAGCTTTTCGTTCGACCACTTCTTGTTCGGGATCAACATCAGTTCGTGGATAGTCCCGTGGAACCACACTCTGCGGAACTCCGACATCAACGTATCTTCGACGTCAACCGCGGTCAACGTTGGGCGAATCGCGGCCTTGATGTAAACGGAATACGTATCGAGGTTATCCGGAACAGGTACGACGTTGAACTCCGACGGCGAGTCGCGGTAAACGCTCAACGGGAACCCGTCGATGGTCGGGTCCGGCCAGAATGAGTATTTGGCGACCACATCGTCGTACGTAGTGATTTCGAGTTGCTGCCGCTGGGGGTTGGTCGCAGTGCTCAACTGCGCCTGCACAAGAGAACACACTTCTGTTCCGGCGATAGGCGACGTCAGCGTATAAGCATCGGTACCGGCCACAAGCGGAACCGCGGCGAGATCGGTGCGCCAGATAAGCGCGCGCTCGCACAGGTCGGTGAACGTCTTTCGGATGTACTGCGCCAACACCGGCGAAGGGCATCCTTCGAGGTGCGGAGCTACATCTGCTACATAGTTCGTGAACGGAACAAGCGCCATTACACCACCTGTTGGGGAGGTTGCCCGCCGGACGGAGAGTCGGTGACGGGTTTGTTCTGCTGCGTAATACCCAGCAACTGCGTCCACGATTGCTGGAACATCTGCGCGCGCTGATTGGCGACGCTCTCGTTGTCGAAGCTCTCCAACCACCACACGACGCAGTCGACAACTACAGGGAAGTACGCGTCGGAAATGATGTCGATAGTCTCTGCAAGGGCGTACAACCTCGGCGCCTGCGAGTACTCGATGGTCATGGTTTCCCCGCCAGCTTGCGGAGGGTACACGATAAACTGGTTCGGGTTGCGTGGGTGCCGCATCCAGTCGGTAGCCGGTCCTGTGGTTCCGGCTTGCCAAGCGGACATGGCCAAATCCATGGTTTCTTGGTTGACCTCGTTCACACTGTTCCCGTTGGCCTCGTACAGCACGTCAATGACGCGGATGCTATCCGCCGGCGCGGTCTGGATGGTGCCAGCTGCGGTAGTGAACGTCGTGATCAGCGCAAACAGATCGGGGCGCGATAGCGCTATGCGCTTCAAGCAATGGTTCACCGCGCGCAGAATGGTGGGGTCGTCGTAGCGGTATTGGACTTTGTTGTCCTGAATAGACGCCCGAACCTCCGTGATCACATCCTGCGGGGTGAAAGTAGCCATTTACAGCCCCTTGGAAGCTTCTTCCGAAACAGCCTCCGCGGCGGCTTCCGCTGCGCGTTTGGCACGCTTGGAAGTACGAGCGGTTTCTGCCTGAACTTGCTCGGGTTCCTTCGACACTTCGTTGCCCTGCAGGTCGCACTCGACGAAATCGTCGCGCTTCATGTAGGCCCCTTGGTAGATGAACACTTGCCCCGACGGAATGTGCTTGCAGTAACGATCGGACATGCTGCTCTCCTTTGGTTTCGAGGGTTATACCACAAAAGAAAGGGGGCCGAAACCCCCTTTCTTCGCTACGTTTGACGTCCGGTTAGGCCGTCATCAGCAGCGCGTACACGCGCACGCGGAACAGGCCCTGACCGAGACCGGCCGTGTTGACCTGCAGCGTGAGCGACGAAGTGCCGCTGGTGGTGATGACCGAGTTGGCAGCGGTGGCCAGCTTGGTGGTTTCGCCAACAGTTGCCGCATCGAAGGCCGTCAGACCGGTGATGTCGGTACCAGCGATACCAACGTCGATGGTCGAAGTGGCGGCGCCGGCGGAGAGGACAGCGACCGATGCGCCGAAGACCTGCAGGCCGGTGTACGTCGGGATGTCGTAGAACGTCACGATGTCAGCGGCGGCGACGGCCTTCTTCGAAGCGTCGAGGATGTACTCAAGGGTGATGAAGCCCGGAGCGACACCCGGCATATCCTGACCTGCCGGGTTGACGCCTGCCGTCTTCATCTGGGCGGTGGTGAAAGTTGCCATATTGCTATCTCCTTAAAAATTAGGGCATGTCCGGCCAAACCCGGTTGGATTTGGCCATGTTCGACTACACTAGCCCAGCATCACTGGCGTACATACAGCTTGGCCAGCGCTTCTCCTTTCACAACTTTATAGCCATAAACTTGGAGACCGCGGATGATGCTGCCGAAGGTGGACTCGGAACGCAGGGTTTCCATTTCGGTCATCTGCGAGGCGAAGGTGAGGCCCATCTTGTGGCCGGCGATGGCCGAGAAGCACTGGTTGCCGCCGTCGGTGACACGGTTCAGGTTGTGGCTCACGTACAGCGTGAAACGGTCGATCATGCCGATACGGCCGTTACGCAGGACGGAGGTGCCGTCGCCGGTCAGCGAAGCGTCCTTGAGGTCCGACTTCTTGATCAGCGCAGCCATCCACGCCGGAATAACCATGAAACGGTTGCTTTCCGGGGAGTTGGCTTCGTCGAGCACCAGACCGGCATCGACGATGTAATCGAGGACGTTGGTCTTGGTGACCTGCAGAGCAGCGCCGATCGTGCCGAGGTTGATGTTGCCCGAGATGCGGCCGGCGGTAGCGCCCATGTTCTGGGACGAGATGTCCGGGAGCATGCCGGTGAGGACGTTGGAGTCGATCTTGATCTTCATCTTCTCCGAGGCGTCGCGCGACCAGTTCTGCATCAGGTTGATGTCCGACTGGGTCTTGTCGACGTCGTCTTCGATCGCAGCGAAGTACTCGCCTTGGTCGATGTTCAGCACGACCTTCGGCTTGTCCGGGCGCTCGACCATGAGCTTCATGCCCTTCTCGTACGAGCGGATGGTCAGTTCCGGCGTGGTGCGGATGTTGACCTTGTCGCCGTGCTGCTTGATTTCGCCTTCGTAGTCGGTGTTCGAGATCGCCGACAGCACGGTGGCGTCGTAGAAGTTCTCGATCAGTTTCGAGGCCCAGATTTCCGGGATAAAGTTGCCGGTATAGTTTGCACCACCGGGAGCGACGGGAAACGCCATAGCAGTTCTCCTAGTTCAAATTGAAAGGTTGGCGCTCAGGCAGCGATTCTGCCCTGCGTTTGCGCCGCAAAAATGTCCTTCTCAAGCGCTGCGAACTCAGCCTCCCTGCCGACAAACTTTCCACGGGTCTTGTCCTCGTAGAGTTTGGTGATCTGGTCACGCGTCCACTGGCGAGCCTCTTTAGCGGAGGGGGCTGGGGACGCCAACGTGCGGCCGGGGGCGACTTGTTGCTGGAGCTCGTCGGTCGGAGCTTTTCGACTGACTTCTTGAGTTGGTTGCATACCGGTAGCGCCAAGGAACGTACGGAAGATGGCGACAACGCGTTGCGCGTCCAAGTTTTTCTGTGCTGCCTCCAAGTACACCTGCGGCGAAATATTCGTCATCGGGTCCGGAGTAAGCAGCCAGTTATGGAAACGCGGGTCGGCGTTGATCTGCTGGTAGTGCGGGATGGCCGCGCCGACGGCAGCGAAGAACTCCTGTTCCGCGGAGCGGTACTGGTTCTGCGCCACACGCTGTACCGTGGGAACGACTTGACCGTGCAGTTGCTGGAATTGCTGCGACAACTGCGAGATCATGCCCCTCGCTTCCGCGAGTTCCGCACGGAGGGCTTGGTTTTCCTGCTTGGCAGCTCGCGACGCCACATCGAGAAGGTCGTTGCCGAACTCCTCGCGATCCTTGTCGGTGATGAACTGCTGCGGGGTGAACTCCGCGTCCGCGTCCGGCTTGGGAGCCGACTGCATCAGCGAAATAACCTGCTCCAGAGACGCCAAACGCGCGTTGGCGTTGTTAAGCTGCCCTTGAAGCGAGTTGTTGATACCCTGCAGCGAGCGCCACCGTTGGGCGTACGTTTCGCTGTTTTCATCTTCCGCCGGCCGTGGGGCCGGCTCGTCCTGCGCAACAGGTTCAGCCTTTGGTGCATCCACGGGATCACCGTCGACACGGGTCTCAGGCTCGGGCGTAGCGCCCCCCTCTCCTGCACCGTAGTGTTCTTCGATGATGCGGTTCGCGGCTTCGACTTGTTTCTGAATCTGTTCCGGCAAGCTCATTTCTACTCCTTGCTATCTGCTAAGGCTAACTGCGAAGACTTAGGTGGCGCTGCAGTTCTGTCAGCGTCTGGACGCGTCCACGCTTAACGTCCAGAGAATCTTTTCCGTAAGGAATGGCCTCAAGTTCTTCTTGCCTCCACGCGTCCAGAAACTCAGCAAACTCTGGAAACTGGCGCGCCATGGTGGCGAAAGCTTTAACTTGATGCTCAGTTGGTTTCATCAGGCCGTCTTGACAACCAAGAAGGTGTACGAGCCCGTGGTCGGCGTCAGCGCGCCGGCGGTCGGGTTGACGAACGTGATGGAAACGGTGTTGGCGGCGGTCGGTACGACTTTCAGGATGCCGGTCGCGTTGGCGATCGGATCACGAACGCAGAACACGAGGTCCGAAGCAACGACACCGTTGACGGTGAAGCTGGTTTGCGTCGCTACCGTGGCGGCGCCAACGGAAGCCGGAGTTAGCGTCGCGCTAACCGTGGAGCTGGACAGCGTTAGCTGACCAATCGAGCGGGATTCGTGACGAGCCATAATAACTATCTCCTATCAAGATTTGCACAACAATAAAACTAGCCTAACGACTTGTCAAGCGCAGCGCCAAAATAGCGAGCTCTTCGTCAGTAGGGTTCTTCACTACGAACACATCGTCGATCGTACCGGCGGAAATCGACAGCTTGCCGCCCCCTCCGGAAACCGAGATACCTGTGGAACAGCGACCAGCACCAAACCGCATTGTTACCTTGTTACCGATGCCGGAATTCCGGCATCCGGACGTGATCGCGCCTCGACCGGCCCGGGCGCGCAGGTGTTGTCCGTTACCGGACACCCTCTGTGCGATACTGACCGTAGTTTTTGCGCTTCCGCGCCCGGGGCGTAGCTGTAGCTTTGCCCCGGTTCCGTATTGCTGTACGTGATACCTGCGCTCTTGTTCGGCGTATGTGCCGCCGCGCCCGCCCGATACGACCATCTGCCCACCAGTACCGCGAACCTTGATGTCGACGATACGCTGCAGCTTCAGGTTCGGGTTGGTGGCGTGGCCGTAATCCGGCGTGTCCTCCGGAAGTACGTCAAGCGTGCCCCAGTAGCCGTCCCATGACAGGCCCCACGACGTGCCCCACGCGTTCCAGTTCTGGGCCATTAGTGATCTTTGTGCAAGAGGGGATTAGAAAATCGTCGGCTTCAGCCCATGTGCCAAGCACCACTGACTCGGTGACATGACATCAATTTGCCCGGCCATTTCCTTCGTCTTTATATGGTCAAGCGCGCCCTTCAGCTCTTCCCACCAGACAGTCAGGTTGTTGATGCCGCGCGGCGTGCAGTACGAGGCATTGCTGGCCGCGTAGGTTGACGGTGTCGATGCGCCGACAGCAGTCTGCCCGTCGTCGGCCACTCTAGCGGTCGAATATACGTTGTGCCAATACACCCACTGTGACGCCCCGTATTCGATCAGGCGATCCACCTGGGCAGTCATCTGAGCGGTAGTGAGCTGATCCCATCCGGCGGCGGGAATCCGCATCGGATTCACAATGCCACCCTCGGGAAACACGAATCGACCGTCCGTTATACCGGCCCGCCCAGCCACCACGCCGGCCTGCTGCAAGCCGGCCACTACAGCATCGTTATAGCCATTGTTGTTGTAGATGTGGATGTTCTGGCCGCGCCTCCAGCCGTAGCCATTGGCCTTGGCCAAACATTGCACAGCCATTTCGTAAATCTGCTGCTGAGTCAGCCCTGCCGTAGCTAAGTTGCGATCCTGTAGGTCGTTGATGTTGTAGTCGCTACCAGACGCGTATACCGCCCGAATCACACTCTGAGACGCAACCAGGTCATCGACGCCGTTGCCGCCGCCGAAATACTGGTTAATTGACCACTTCCAGCCAAGCTTAACCATGTAGGCATTGACGAGTTCAGCGAGCGGATAGAACGCGGCGGCGTCCGTCGCCATCACAATGCACGGGCGCGCCCGGCCACCGCGCACCACGCGACGAATCTTGATCGTCTTGCCGCCGTACTTGGTAAATTCGAATCTGCACCAATTGATGGTGTTTGCTTTCGTGACGCCAGCACCAGTGGAGCCCGGCGCGTAGCCCGGCCACACACCGGCCTTTGCGTCAGTCGCATCGTAATCCCAGCGGTGCCGGTCATAGCGTTTGCCACTGAAATACACCGTACCAGTCGCCTGTGAAAACAGCTTTACGGCGCGGGTATTTGCCGGGGTCGACGTTGAAGTGGCACCAGTGCCGATGGTGAAGGCCGCGCCAGGGTTGGCGGCCTTATCCTCGATATTCGGCATTTCCCACTCGATGGCATAGCCGTCGTCGCTCCACAGGTCGAACTGCTTGATGGCGTCGAAGTACATGCGGAACTCGCTGAATGCGTCGGAGTTCGGCACGATTTCCAGACAACCGGAGCCATCCGACCAGCCGGTCGGGTTCCATGTCGCCGTGCAGCTCGACTGCGTCGCCGTTGAAGTCGCAATGGACGAGCCGAGCGAGAAGTCCAGAACGGTCGTCCCCGGCGAAGCAAGCACGCCTCCGGCATTAATGGCGCGAGTATCCAGTGCCTGCACGCCAGCCGCCTCAATTCCAATCCCCCCGGTGAGCGGATTCGTCTCGACGGTGGCGAGGTACTGAGTACGGGTGCCGTGGTCGAACCCAAGGACGTTACCGTCCTCGTCTACAACCCAGTGTTCTTTGTTACGAATAATCCGTTGTTCCATTCTGGTTCTCCTTGGTTATGCCGGCCCCCACGGATCGCCAGCCGTGCCGGCGCCGTCGATGGTCGTGTCGTTCACTTCCTTGATGTTGGCGTCAATCGGGGTCGCTTGCGCGGCAGCAATTACCGCTGCAGCTACAGCATCGCGTTCCGTCGCTGGCATATCACGAGTGGCGTACGCCCACACAGCGGCAGCTAGTGCGTTGATGTCTACACCACCGGAAGATGCAGTAGACAGCGCCTTACCCATGGTGCCGTCGTCCTGATACTGACTGACCAAGCTACTCCACACGGCATTCGCCAGCCCTTCCGGCGACAGTTCCGTGAATGGCGTCCATTCGCCTTCCATCGAGAGCAGGCCACGCAGGTCGGTGGCACCTGCGCCCATGGTCAGCACCGTGCCTGCGCCTTCAAACGGCACGATCAGTGCGAGGTTGTTGGTGCCCGTAAGCTGGAAGGCCCCCGTGCCGTTGAGGCCGACGGTCATGCGCAGCACCATGCTGTCGCCCGTCAGCGTGGCAATGGCGACGTTGCCAGACATGCTGATCACCAGCGACAGGGCGCCGTCAGCCGCGGTAAATTCCATGCTGCCGCTGCCTTCCATCGGACCGCCCTGCAGCAGCGCGCCGGTCATGCTCAACTGCGCGATCGGGTCGTTCCATGCGCTGATGCCGCCGGCTTTCACGGGCGGGAACGGCGCCTTCATGCCGTAGCCGTCAGGGGCCGACGACGTGCGCTTGAACCCGTTGCCGTCCGTGCCGATCTGGGTATTCAGCCGGCTGCCGGCGCCCGTCCCCAACTCGGCGTTGTAGATGTAGTAGGGAATGATGCCGAAAAAGGTGTAGTTCGGCAGAAAGCCGACGCCCGTCCGGTAATTGTTCGGATAGGTTGCCATCAGCCCCAGACGAATTCCGTCTGCCCGGCGAAGGTGGTGGAAGCCGCGACCGCCGCGCCGGCACCCAGCAGGAAGCCGAGGCACGCGCCATCCTTCACCTGCGGCAGCGACGGGATCTGGTTCAGCAGATCCTTTTCCGTCATCAGCGAGGCCACGCCGAGCGTGATCTGCGCGAGCGGTTTGGCCAGCACCAGCGCCGCCGTCGAGGCCGTGCCGGAGGCCGCCGAGAGCGTGACCGTCTGCACCGACTGGATGCCGGTGTCGCCCTGCGCCAGCGGCAGGAATGGGCCGTAGTTGTTGGCCGCTGTGCCCGAATGGACGATGTGCGGGACGATGGCCGAAGCCGTTGCCGCGACCGTCACCGGCAGCGTGCGCCCGGCGGTGGCCGACTGGTTCGTGTAGCTCAGGGCGATGTTGTGCGCGGTGGCGCCGGTCGTGGCGCGGGCGCAGAGGAAGGCACGGACCCCGACGCCGTTGCTGTAGCGCAGGGTCGGCGTGCCGAGCAGCGTCTGCGCCGAGTTGCTGTTCATGTTGATGCCGGGATAGTAGCCTTGCACATCGACCAGCATCAGGGTCGCCGGCACGCCGGTCGCTGCCGTGGCCCATGCCGCCATGTTGAGGATGTGCTTGATGTCGGTGCTGACGTTGCCGCCGTTCGGGATGCCGAAGGCGTTGGTGCCATCGCCGGTCGATTCGTCGCAGGTCTTCCATGTCAGTGCCGTGCCGGGGAAGGCCGTGCCGACGGGCGAACCGTTCAGCGACAGCGTTTCATACCAGCGGCCGGCGGTGTAGGCGGCGGCGCCCGTGATCTTGTTCCAGTCGAAGCGCGTGGTCTTGCCGGCGCTGATGGAATTGATGAGGTTGTCGATTGATTGGATTGCCATTGTCAGCCCCAGATGAATTCGCAGTAACCATAGACCGACGCGAAGGTGCGCGAACCACCGTTCGGCCGTAGAAAGAAGCCAAGCCACGCACCGTCGTAGATGCGCGGGTAATGCCATGCGTTTTGCAGCGCCAGAAACTTCTCGGTGGCGACCTTGTCGGCCGTGCCGGCGCCGTCGCAGTTCAGGATCGTGGTCAGCGGGCGCACCATATAGATCGAGAACAAACCGCCCGGCGCCGCGTTGAACTGAATCGAGTTGATGGCCTTGATGCCGCGCCCGCCGTTGGTCGGCATGGACAGCGCGCCGAACGAGGTGACGTTCCGCTGCACGCTGACGACGTTGCCGGTGCCGCCAAGCGCGACGCCGAAGGTGACCGTGCGCTGCACATCGTCGGAATCGGTATAGACCATCGTGCCATCCGACGCGGCGACCATGGGCGCGACGTGGTTGACCAGCACCGGGATGACCCCGACGCCGTCGGCGTAGCGCGGCAGCGGGTCGCCGTTGGAAAATTCCTGCGTGTCAGTGCTGTCGCCGTCAATCAGCGGATAGACGCCGAGCAGGTCGTACAGCACGCCGTCGGTGGTGGTTTGCGAGGCGCCGCTGGCAATGGTGGCCAGCGTCACCCGCTTGAGGTGGCGATGCTGGTCGGCGTTGATCGGCGGAAACCAGATCGCATCGTTTTTGGTGGCCACATACGGGTTGAACTGCCCCGAGGCGCCGATTCGCGCGTCATAGGCTGGTTGGCCGGCGGCGAAGCTCCAGTCGTGCCAGCGCGTGTCGCCCGCCGTGACGTTGGCGCCCTTGTAGAAGCGCTGCACATGCACGCGGCCTTCGTCGTAGGCGGCGACCGTGTCACTCAGGTTGCGGATCGGCATTGTCGATCTCCTCAACCGGACCGTCGGGATGCACCGGGCAATGCGGCACCGGCTCGTCCGGCAGGACCGGACCAAGCTCAGTGAGGCAGTGCTGGCACCGATAGATCAGCATCAATCCACCGTACCCTGCAGGGCGCCCGCGTTGAACAGCGGCGTAATGCCCGAGCTGATCGCACGCGACGCGGAGAGTGCGCCGGAGTAGATGATGTCCGCGCCTGCGCCGCTGCCGACACACACCGAGAAGTGGGTGGCCGTCGCGCTGCCGGCGGTGCATTCGCCAAACTGCACGGTGGCGGTGTTCGATACCTGATTGCCAGAGACAGTCCAACCACCAGCAGAACGCGCAACAGCAACAGGGGAATAGCCGGTGTAGCTGATTTCGTTCGTGTCACCCGTACCCGCATCGCCCGGATCAGACGAGTGCAGACGGACATAGAAGCTGCCGGCGGTCGCGCTGTTCTGCAGGCCAGCGGCGTCGCCGACGTTGGCCCAGTCCGTGTTGTTGAACAACAGGAGCAGCAGGTTGGTTTCGGAAGTGTTTGACATACTCATGGTGTTATCTCCAGAAAAAACGTCGCCAGCTACGGCTTGTTGCGATCATTCCCATCGCTCGTGCGCGGCCACGCGGCAACCAGACCACG